CTCAATTGGAAGCTTGTCGCCACTGGACGGGCCAGGGCGATTGAATGGGGTCTTTCTCCAGTTTCCCCAGCCCGCCGACAGTGACGCTCTGCTCATCCGTAAACTCCTATTCGTCCCAGACGATCCAGGTCTTCATGTTGACGCCGCTGGTCGGAGTCGTCACACGCACCCGGAGAAACCTCGACACGGCGATGATCGGCCGTTCGTCGGGCATCCACTGGTAGCTGTACTGGGGGATGTTCTCGTTGGTTCCGAACCCAAGCGCCAAGGCGTCGTGCGTCCGGACGTTCGTGATTGCCCCTTCCGCACTGGCGTTGTAGCCGGTGTTGCCGGTTCCGAGCGTGAGCAGGGAAGCCGGGGCATTCGGGTCCAGAGGCTGGACCCCGGAGGCTGCGTGAGCCGTGACCGTAGCTCCGACGTTGCAGTCCATAAGCTCGATGACGGAGTCAGCACCCGGAGGGTCATCCATCGAGAAGCCCCAGCTGATAAGCTGGATCTGCCTTGTTGACGGAGTCGACAGCTGGAGCAGCGTCTTGATCGTCGTGCCAGTCGCCACATCCGCAATGGCGGCCGTGGTCGGCATCTCAGCATTGAATGTCTTATACCTGTGCATCTCTTCCTTCCTTAACTCGCGGTCTGGAATGGGACTTGGAGCGATCCGATTGCGGCGACAAAGAAGTCTCCAATTGCCACCTCATTGGCGGTCACTACGCCGGAGTAAAGGAACGTCCCAGCGACCGCATCCGACCAAACGCTGAAGTGCGTGTAGTCCTCTGCGGCCGGTGAGTTGTCCCACATCAGCTCTGCGGTGTTTGCGATCGTCCCACCGGCAGCCGGAGTCGCGAACTCCGCCTCAATCCGCGTGGTCTCGGTGGCCGGGTTGGACGTTCCGGCCGCTCCGGGCTCTCCGATGTGAAGCTTGACGAAGTTACCGGCCGGAGGGGTGGGAGCCGCTCCGCCGGTCAAACAGTCCAGGAAGCCGTTAGCCTGAGCGACAGCAATTCCTACAGCCATGCGTAATCCCTCCCCTCTCCGGCCATCCTAGGGCTGGGTAGCGGACAGTTCGATGTCCACGGCCTCTGCCGTGATCTCCAGAGTCTTCCCGAAGAGCGAAGGGTCCAGGTCGGAGAAGACCCGCACGCTCACAGCAGGGATGGAGATCGTGCGGTCAGCGACCGCCAGACCATCCACGGTCTTCGAGGTGATGAAGGTGACGGTCCGGGCCAGCGTGGCGTGAACGTTCTCCACGGTGATCACGGTCGCCTTCGAAAGGCCGGTGATGTTGTTGCCGTTGACGACGTCGGCTGCGACAGCCGCCACAATGGGCACGCCGTTCTTGTTCGCAGCGGTCTTGACGACATTGGTGCTGGGCATTTGTTCTCCTATGCGGTTCGGTACAGCGGTGGGAATTCAATCCGGATCTTTGTCGTGGTGTCAGCTCCGACAAAGCTGAACGACACCTCATTGTTCCCCGGTGGAAGGCCCCAGAGAATGGCATTGGGCCAGTTGAGAGCGCCAGTCCATGGCACTGGGACGGTCAAGAGATTCGGCACCATCGAGACCTTGGGCGGGTTTGTCCCGACCGTGATGACGTCTCCGGCCTCGAAGGTCTCTGCGCCTCCGGGAAGCAGAGACGGGTCAATCGTCCAGCTCTCTCCGGTCTCCAGGAGGGTGGCAGTGATCGAATCGGCAGGCCCGTGGATAGTCCAAGTCGGCCAAGCCGTCACCCCTCCTGGGTTGAAGATTACCGTGCCGCCCTCGAAGCTCTGAGTTGTGCTCACAGAGGGGAACGGGTCCAGGAAGTCAATAGCCCCAGGGGCCGTGTACTCCCATTGCTGGAAGATGTTCGGAGTTCCAAAGAACTCCGGCGACTCGCAATAGAGGGAGAGCGCCGCAGTCCCATCTGTCGCATACGGAAGGTCCGAGTCAAAGCCGTCCTGGTAATAGCAGGATATGCTCCTGATCGAACCATCCGGCCGCGCTATCTCCAGGACCCCTGCGCCAAGCCTGTCGGTCTGGGTGAAGGCTTCTACCAGAGCCCTCCACCGGCTGACCCATTCAAGATGGGTCTGACCATTGACCTGGATTGGCCATGTGATCGTCCGGGCCAGATTGCGTACGTGCCGGACGCGAGTTCCACCACGAGGGTTGTCGTCTGTCTTGAGGCTAATCGGAATGGCTCCGAGGCCCTGGACCCCCGGCAGGGTAAACCAACCCTGCCGGGGGTCTGTCATAGGCCACACGGTGCCGTCCGGGGCGTACCAGGTGACTGTCGCCCTTCCAGCATCCATTTACCTGGGCCTCCTGACTCTGGCCAATGCGTCACGACGCGCTTCAAGCGCTTCGAGGTCCGCAACTGTGAAGTCCGCGCGCTGCGGGTAGACGTTGATGCTGTTGTCGACCGATTCGCTGGACCTTTCGACATGGTCCAGTGCGCGCTCCACAATTGACATCTGACGCGGATTGAGAATCGGTTCTGGCCTTCCGGTCCCGTTGTAGATTGGCGGGTTAAGGCCTGGCATCAACTGGCTGCCAGTGTCGGCCCGATACGGAGGAACGCCCCAGAACGGAGCAGCCCGCATCGGGACCTCCCGGACGAATGCCCCGGTGTACGGAGCCTCGACAACCGTTCCCTTTTCGGTCGCCATGAAGGTGTGGCCAGTGCTTGGCTGGCCGATAGCTCCAGGGACCGGCTTCGGGATCGGAGTGAGCCAGGGCCTCTGGGTGTAGGTAGTGCGAGGGATGATCTTCTTGTTGGCCTGGTATTCGCCGTACTGCATCAGAGACGAGCAGTCGTATCCCTTGATCCCAGCGCCTTGTGCTGATCCGTACGAAGGTCCGTACGGGCCTCCACCACCCCAAGAGTACGGCGTTCCAATCTGGCTCCGGATCGCATTGACGGCTCCGATGTTGCCGCCAACCTTTCCTTCGTTCGCCTTGAAGATGTTCAGGATGTTGGCAATGAACTTCTTCGGGATTCCCAGGATCAGCTTCCCATACGCAGACCCTCCGATTGCTCCGGCCGCATCGCCCATGATGCCTTCGAATGCCTTTGTGGCGACCTTCATGAATCCATCGGCGAAGAAGTCCTTGGCAGATCCGAAGAACCCACCGACAATTCCGCCAATGTCGAAGTTCCCAGCAAAGCCGGGCACGCCTCCGGGGTCTCCGACTCCGGCGACCAGTTTCAGGATGTCGTCGCTTCGACCTCCGCGCGCCATCGCATTGACCCGGTGGATCCATCCGGCTCCCACGGCCTTGGTGAACTCCGGCCGCATGATCGCCTCTCCAGGCGAGACGTGAGCAAACAGCGAGTCCTTTCCAGGTGCGTACCCCGGCATGATGCCGCCCCGAGCGAACGCCGGAGCCGCTGGCATCTTTGGCAGGTCGACAAGGTCAGCGACTCTGTCCCAGATGGCCTTGATGCCCCCGGTGTAAACTGTGTCGATCACGAACTTGACCGGAGCCTTGGCGACTTCCTTCAAGCCATCCCAGAATTTCCCAATCGCATTGACTGCGAGCCGGAATGCCTCCGGGATAAGCGCCACGCCATCCTTTAGCGCGGTGAAGATTGGCTGGATGTAATCCCAGGCCGCCTTGATCATCGTCTGAAGCGTTTGCCAGACGATGGCTGCCATGACCCGCATCTCTGTGAAGCGGTCCATGATGTATTCCTTGACAGCCGCATAGATCGCCTGCCAAATAGGCTCCAGGTACCCCCACACCACTCGGATGGCAGCCAGGACGGCATCCCAGACAATCTTGGACACCGTCTGGATCATCCGGAAGATTGGCAGCAGAACGGTCTCTATGTAGGCCTGGATCGCGTCCCAGATAAGGAGGATGGCCCTCCACACCAGGATCATCGCGACTCGGACCGCGAACCAAACCAGTTCGAACCAGAACTGGATCAGCTTGAAGTACACGATCAGAACGGTCTCGATGACCGTACGGATTGCGGTCCAGATGACGGAAATGACGGTCCATGCGACCTGGATTGCCGCTGAGATACCGGCCCAGACCGTCTGGACTACGGTCCATAGGGTTCGGAACCCAGGGATGAGCGTGTTGGTGATGAACCCCATAAGGGCGGTCCACGCGGGCTGGATATACGTCGTCCAGACCATCACCGCGAAGTTTCCGATGTTGACCAGAATGGGCCTGATGAAGTCCCACGCCGACTGGAAGGCCTTCTTGATGGCCGCCCAAGTCGCGTCGACAATCGCGCGGAAGGTCTCGGAGTTCTTGTATGCGATGACGATCGCAGCAACCAGGGCGACCACTGCGATGATCACAATGGCAATCGGGTTGGCACTCATCACGGCGTTGAACACGCCTTGCGCAGCCGACCAGACGGCTGTGGCTGCCGCAGCAATCTTCTGGGCTGCGGCGTGAGCGATAACGCGCGCTGTGGAGACGCCTTGAGCGACTGCGGCCTCTTGCCAGACTAGGACCTGAATCCTAATTGCGACAGAGAGAAGGCTGATCGCTCCGGCGACGGAGCTAGCCACACCCGCTACGGCTCCGTACGCTGCGCTAAGGCCCGTGGCAATCGTTACCGCTAGCCCGACAGCCTTCCAGGCCAGAGCGATGCCTACGATGGCGATAGCGATTTGCCCGACGTTACCGCCGGTTACTCCGAGGTCCTGGAGGAACGCCATCATCTTTTGCATCGCCGGAAGGACCTGGGTCACGATGATGTCTGTGATGTTCTGCTGCAGGCTTCTCTTGAACGCGGTAAGCGTCGCTGCTGCTGTTCCCCCCAGCGCATCATCTACCTTATCAGAAGCTCCGGCTATTTGCCCCAGGCCCTTTACCGCTGTCGACGGATCCAGTTTGAAGAGAGCCTTGCCCAAGTCTTCGGCCTGCGTCCCAAACAGACTCGTTGCCAGGGCGGCCTGATCAGCTGGGTCCTTGACAGCTCTGAGTCGATTCAAGATTGTGCTGAGGGCGGCCTTGGCAGCTGGACCTCCGGCAGCAATCTTGTCCCGCATGAGGTCTGCGTTAAGGCCAAGCTCTTTGTACGAAGCAACTACGTCATCTGCTCCGGACGTAGCGCGGAGAGAGAACTCCTTTATCGCGTCAGCCACAAGGTCGCCATCTCTTGCGCCGCCCTGGAGGCCCTGTTGGATCAGCCCAAGAGCTGTCTTTCCGTCGATGCCGAGCTTCTGGAACTGCACGCTGTACTCATTGAATGTGTCCAGAAGGTCTTCGGCCTTGTTTGCTCCATTCTGTGCTCCGACCGTCAGAATGTCAAATGCTTCTTTGGCATTCTTTGCCACTCCGGTCTTGAGCATGTTTGCGATGCCCCGAGTCACAGAGCTAACATCCTCATCGAGGATGCTGGCAAGGTTGATCGCGTCCTGTGTGGTCTTCTGGAGAGACTCGCTGGACGCACCACGCATCCCGTCCATGTTCTGGACGACAGACTTGATTGCGTCGTTGACATCCTCCATTGACTCACCGTACGCGCCAGCGAAGACCTTACCGGCGACTGAGCCGATACGTTCCGACTCCTTAGCCGTTAGGCCAAGCTGAGCTTGTAGCTTAGACTGCGACGCCTGGACGTCCAGGCCCTCCGCAAAGCCAGCTGATAGAGCCACTCCACCGGCGACTCCGATCTTCGTCATGACACTGTCTATTTTCCTGACAGAATTCCTGACTCCGTCGACAAGCCTATCGCCCAAGGCCCTGGAAGCGCTGTCACCGGCGTCTTCTGCCGCACGCCTCATGGGCCTTGTCAGGAAATCTGTGTCGGACAACCGGAGTTCGACATAAGCAAAACCGGCATTGATACCGGCTCCACCAGCTGGCATTGGTCACCCCTCCGTATTCTTGGGCCTGCCGAAGAACTTCTGTAGCTTCGGCTTATCCGCTTCGCCTCTAGCGGCAAACACAAGGCCGCCAGGCTTTGCTTCCCGCTTCTTCTTCCCTTCGACTCCGGGCCTGGGAATTGGCACCGGGTCTGGAACAGGGTTCTTCTTGCTCTTGAACCTGTGGGCGTTGGTCATGCCTATCACCCACGCGACGTATTGCAGCTGTTCCTGAACAGACGCCATCATTCTGAGCTCCGGCGTCCATGCGTATTCCTCCGGGCCAATGATTGCCCTTCGCAAAGGGGAGTCCTCCGGGAATTGAGAAGCGAGCACCCAAAGGCGTCGCAGCGTCATCCTGCCATCCCAGAACGCATCCAGCTGGTCATCATCGCGTGCGCAATGGAAGGCAAGGCTGGCCTCCAACGCCTCCGAGTGATTCAGAAGCGTCTCGGCCAGCCAGCCTATCTGGCTCCAGCTTTTCCCGCTGCGGGCTTACGGCCCATCAGCGTCTCCCCCAAGCGCTCAAGCAGAAGCCGGAACTCCGCGTCATCCATGTCGCACTCTTCGAGCTTTGCCAGCTCCGGATGCGTTTCCTTCTGCCTCCGGCCGTCACGATCGACGTCAGGGATCTTCTCGCCGGTTTCCTCATCCAGCAAGTACTCCTCACCGTACTCATCTTTCTTGAAGCCGTCCACGTCCGGCCAGATGGACTGGAAGGCTCCCCAGAGGTCACCGACCTTCATGGCCTTGAGGAACTTCATCCTCTTCCACCGGCTGGGCAGGACCAACGAGATGTCCGTGTCCGGCACCTGGAAGATCTTGGGGGCCTTCCCGGTGACGCCTTCGACCTCCGACGCCTTCGCAGCCTCTTCCATATCGGTGGTGGGCTCCACGATGTCGCCGGTCAATTCTTCGTTCATGGTGTGGGTCTCTCTTCTCTGTAGGTGTGGGTCTGTATGGGGCTAGGATGGACGGACAGGCCGGAGGACCCACACCTGGAGACTCCGACCTGCCCAGCTGATGCCGAGGTCCCTACGTGGCCTAGGCGGCCGCCAGCGCGGGGTCATCGGAGTACCAGATGGCGATCTCGTTGTCGTCGTTCGGGTAGCTGTCCACCGTGAGTTCGTAGGCCACCGGGTCGCCCCGGTGAACCTGAACCTCTCCGATGTCGGTGACCTCTCCGCGTTCGATCACGATGCGGTTGTGGATGTCGCCATCGCTCCAGTCGAAGACGAAGATGCGCTCATCCGGACCGGGGTTGGCCGGAATGGTGATCTTGGTCGCGCCCAGCGTGGTCTCGGAGGTCGCTCCGGGGAACGTGAGTTCCACGGTGTCCTTCGAGGTCTGGATCAGAGTGAAGCTGAGCTGGAACTGGGAGCCGGTCAGGACGCGCCGGACAGGCACGATGCTCTGCCATGCGGTGAACTCTTCGCGGTCCTGGCTGGGGTTGATCGAAACCCCATCCTCGTTGTTGTAGCCCAGGTGGACGTATTCAGCCGCCAGCACGTCAGTCGCGTTGGTCGGAAGGGCGGTGCCGGTCGGGGCGACGTATACGCCACCATCAAGACCAGCCCTGACCTCATCCCTGTCGATGGGCATTCATTCCTCCATTAGTTCGGTCGGTTTCGAATCGACACGGTTGCGATCCATCGAGGCTGCCGGGTGACCGGGTCGGGCACCCAGCCTGGAGCCGCTTCGAGGTCAGCACGGTAGATGATTGCGCCGGTGTGTGGATACTTCCACATAACGTCTAGCGCTCCCAGCACTCTCTGCATGACGTCGTGAGACTCCTCACGGGTTGTGGCCCGCACTTCAAGGTCTTCTCGCGAGTCATCAAAGATCCCCAGAGTTCGAATGCCACCAGGCAATCGGGACACCCGGACAAAGGGAAGTTTCTGGTCCAGATCATCCGGAAGCTTGACGTCAAAGAACCATGCCTCATCCTCGAAGTACTCTGCGAGGTAAGTCAGGATCAGAGCGTCAACGTCCGGGAATATGTACGGATCGTCTCCGGCCATTTGTCACCTCACCCTTATCAGGGCATTGCCCAGGATGCGGTAGTTGAGAACGAAGGTCTTTCCTCCGGCGTGTGCGCCGAATTCGACCCAGGCTGAGTTGTACGCCATCCCGATGACGCGCGCGTACGCCTTACCCTGCGGGTTGATGCCCCAGTCCAGGATCAGACCTTCCTTGTACCCCGGAGCGCCCGCATCTGCGTCGGGAGCCGTCCGCTTCGCTTCGGCTAGTACGGGCTCCATCTTCTTTCCCAGCTCCTGAGCCAGGTCGACAGAGCGCTGGATCTGACGCAGCACCCGGAGCCCGTTGATTTGCGCCGGTGGCATCTACGCCTCCGGAGCTATCGGGGGCTGGATGATCTCCAACTGGGCCTCCCAGTGGTCGATGGCTCCGGCGTTGAGCGGGTCTGGCCAGGGCTGGGGTTCGCCCGACACATCCCAAAGGAACGCGCCAACTCGAACGCGGTCAATCGCGTAAATGACCGTATCGGCCGGACCGTAGAACCTCCATCCGGATACCGTGGTCTGTCGGTCGTCCACGACCTCCACCGTTGATGACGGCTGGATGCTGACCTCCGAGACCTCGGTGATGGTCGCGTTGTCCCAGTCCCATGCGTCGTTTCCGTAGCGATCCGGCTTCTTGGCCGGGTGGAGGATCTCGCACGTCTGATTCATGATCGCTGACATCAGTTCCTCCGTCCAGATTCAAGCACATACGGGTCCAGCACGCCCTGCTCGGCATCCGTCAGCGTGACCGTGGAGTTCCGGTCTCCGAACTGGAGGCTGATACCACCCACGGACTTCTGGAGCACTCCGGCCGTTGCGATGTCGAGCCGCTTCGAGACGGAGACGCAGAGCGCTTTGATCTCCGGCGGAACGGTCTCATATCCGTGGGTGTAGCTGGCCACGAGGCACCGGTATTTGAATGGCCACCAAAGGCAGCCCATCCGTCGAATTGATCCGCGCTTCGACCACATGTAGTCGGTGTCAGGCACTAGGTCAACGTCTTCCAGGGTCAGCAATTCAACGCTGACCAAGAGGAGGGTCGGGAGATTGAACAGGAGAGTCCCCCATGTATCAAACTCCTCCTCCTCCACGACCTCTCGCGAGATCGACCAGCCGCAGTATCCCCGGATGGCTCCGGATATCGCGGCCAACATCGTCTCAGCGTTGTCGGGAGCAGGCGACTTGGAATAGTCCTCCCACTCATCCACGTCTACCAACGAAGCCATACGGAGAACCTCCTGCTACTTGTTCGCGGCGTGCTTGGCCTTGTTGGCCGGAGTCTTCGCCTTCGTCTCCGGCTCCGGGGCCACCGCGCCCACGTTCTGGCCGTCCACCATGTCCTCATCGGACAGGCCCAGCTTGGCCGCCTCTTCGCGGGTGAACTTCTGGACCGTGCTGCCTCGGTGGCCGCCCAGCTCCACGTTGTACTTGAACTTCTCCACGGGTGCCTTCACGGCCTCTTCGTCGGCCATTCTTTTCTCTTCTCTGTCGGGAATTGAAGAGGCCGGACCACGACGGTGATCCGGCCTCTCGTATGGGCGCTTACGTGTCCAGGAACTCCGCAGTGCGGAGCGCCGCCAGAAGCGCATTCAGGGTTGTACGGGTGGCCAGAGCGTCCACGCGGAGCGCGTCAAACTCGGCCTTGGTCGGCGTGGCTCCGGCGGCCACGACCGAAGTCACCGCAGCGACATCCGCCGTGACCGCAGCCGGGTCCATTGGAGGGATGATCCCCTCACGAATGGCCCCGTTTGCGGGGTCAAGGTAGGTCATGTTTCCTCCTTACGCGGTGAGGTCGATCTCAACGAACGCGGAGGGCTGGATGACGCCGAAGGCCGCCCGCATCTCTGCGAGGATGGCCACGAGGTTCCGCACGAAGAAGTCCGCGTGCGAGTCGGTGATGGAGATGGAGGCCTGCTGGCGGTTCCAGAGAATCGCCTTGGTCCAGTCGCCCACGTACCCGACGCCGGACGGAACGGCCTCCGACTCGATGACCCGGAGACCCCACAGGCCGGAGTCCGCGCTGGTTCCCGCGTTCCCCGGACCACCGAAGTAGTAACGGCCTTCGTTGTCCTGCAGGAGGTCCAGGCGCTCCACGTCAGCCGGGTTGAAGACGTACCCGTTGGGGCGTGCGCGACCGACGACACGAACCTTGGTCTTGGCCTTCCGCGTGGTGACGAAGAGGTCCGTGTCCCAGGCCTGCGACTGGGTGCCGGAGACGGTGGCGATGCCCTCGAAGTTCTCGCCGGAGCCGGAACCGGAGATCATCTGATCCTCCAGCTCCTCCTCCAGTCCGTACTCCAGGAAGCTGTCGATCAGCGTCATGATCTGCGAGGCGTCGGACAGCGCCCTCTTGGTGGCCGGGATCCAGTGAGCGATCGTCTTCACGACGGCCGTCTCACGCTCGGTGGTGAATGCCGACTCCGGCTTGTAGCCGCCACCGGCGTTGTTGATCAGAGGACCGGTCGTGCCGTCCTGCGTCGGCAGCGCGGCGCTGGTCGCCTCAGCGACCGGAGCGGCGTTGTTCGTGATCGCCGTGACCCTTGCGTACTCCACGGTGTCGCTGGAGGTCGTGCCATTCGTGACCAGATCCCGGATGGTCAGCGGACGCTGGAACAGCTCCAGGCCGGAGACCGGTCCAAGCCACTGGTCCTGGATGTAGGCTCCGGCGCTGGTGTCGGACGCGCCGGTCACCAGAGCCTTCGACCCACGGCCCTTGGCCGGGATCATGTTCTTGAATCCCAGCGCGTCAGTCTGGATGCGGGTCTTCTCGCCGAAGTGGCCGTTGTTCTGCTTCTGGAAGTGCTCCCAGACAGCCGACTCGGTGAAGTACTGGCCCATGGACTTCTTCGAGAAGTCCGCAGCGATCAGGCCGCTGGGAGTCTTCTTGTCCTTGGAGCCGGGCTCCATGAGGCCGACACCGGCCAGGTCCGAGAGGGACTTGCGCAGCTCATCGTCGGCCTCACGGGACTGGAGCGACTTGCGCAGCGCGCTCGCTTCGTCCATGAGCCGCTTGACGGTGGCCTTCTCTTCGCCATTCATTTCGCGGTCAGCCTTGACGGAGATCTCCGCCAGGTCACGGGCTTCGATGAGCTTCTGCCGCACCTGGCCCTTGATTTCGTCCAGAGTCATTCGACTCCCCTTATCTGTTAGAGTTCGCCCAGCGCCAGGTCGGCATTGAGCATGTCCAGCAGATCATTGGGCGAGTAGCTCTTTGCGGACTGGCCGGTGTCAGCGGGCTTCAGGTCCTCGACCACCGGAGCAGTCTTGCCATCCACGAGCTTTCCAGCGGAACCAGCGGGCTTCGCATCCTTGCCAGCGTCATCACCGCTAGACACAGCGGAAAGGACACCCTTGATCTTGTTAACTCCCTCGCTGATAGTGGCCAGAGCCTCCGTCAACGTGGTCTCATTCTTCGATGAGAGTACCCTTCCGGCCTTGGCCCCCAGAAATGCCGGTGAGCCTCCAGCCTTCCGGAGTTCGCGGAGCATCTCCGCAATCTCGCGAAGGTCCACGCCCTCATTCATCATGAGGTTCTTGATGGCCAGGAGGCCGGTCTGGTCGTTGGCGGGAATGAGTGTCGGGCCAACTTCCCAGAGGTCCAGTTCCTTCAGATCGAACCCACCCTTGTCGTTCTCCTCCGGTCCGATCATGTCGTACGCAAAGGAGAACTTGGTCACCCGACGCGACTTCATGAGCTTGTACACGTGCTTGGCGTACGGCTCTTCGATGTCGACCAGGCCCTTGACCCAAAGGCCCTGGCCGGGAATCTCCTTGGAGTCCAGGACGACCCCGATGTGGGCCTCTGGGTTGCCGTGATCGTGCGACCAGATGACCGGAATGGGATCGCCAGAGCCCTTCCACTTCTCCAGGGACTTCGAGAAAGCCCCCTCCATGATCTGGTCGCCCACGGCATCGACGTTGTAGGCAGAGACGATCGCCTCAAACTCGCCGTCCTTGAGAACGGTGCCCTCAACGGGCTCTTCGCCCACCGCCTTGATACGGGCCGCGCATGTTTTGACTCGCACTACTTCTCCATTTCCACGATCAGGTCGCACGAGCAGCGCGCCCGTTCCTTGATGTCTCTGATCAGGGTGTCACCCGGCCAGCGTCCCCCATTGGAGAACTTGTCTTCGAACGGAATGGTTGTGCCATTCAGCTTCTTGTGGGAGTCCCTGGGCTTCTCCGAGGTCGTCACCCAGGTCTTTGTCCCGGTCTTCCCCTTCTGGCGGAATGCTTCGAGGGTTCCGAATCCGCCCAGGGCTGTTGAGCTGTCCTTCGCGTTCCAGACCGCGCGCGACTTCTTCGCGACATCGAACAAATGGAGCACGGCCTCCAGCGGGTTGGACGCTTCGGTGATAGCCTTCAACAGATCGAAGCGAGTCTGACCGTTGATCCCGGAGGACACGCCGGACGCATGCGCCAGCATCCACTCCAGAGTGCGATCTTCGTCATAGTCCTCCGGGTCCTCTCCGGCTTCCGTCAGCGCGACCGCAGCAGCCTTTGTCGCCATACCCAGCATCACCGGGAACATATCCCCCGCAAGCTCCGTTGTCCACCGCTCCAGATTGAAGAGCGTGTCGATGAGATCCTTGGTCGGCTTAGCGCTGAATTTCCCAGTGCCAACCTTCGAGGCAATCGACTTCTCTTGGCGTTCAAAGAAGTCGACCAGCACGGCCTCCAGCTTGTCCGTAGACTCCTGGGGAACCAGAGCCTTAACCGAGAGACCCGGACGGACTTTGCCAGCCTCTCCGACAGCTTCCGGCGCGTCCGTGGGCGGTTCTGCCGGACGTTCGCCCGTAGCGTTGGGCTCTTCGAGGGGAGTCTGCGGGTTTGGCTGGCCTCCAATGGAGACGTTGAGCGGCGTGACAAGCCCTTCCCCCTCAGGCAGCGACGACAGATTGATCCTGGCACGACCTTCGTTTGCGGTCATGATCGGACGGCCAACCAGAGTCGACATCTGCGAGGCCTGCTCTTCGAAGGAACCCTTGAGCTTGTCGTTGATGTTGAACTCAACGTAGACCTTGGTGTCGACTTCTTCCTCCCAGTCGGTCAGCAGCTGGAGCTCGATCTCTTGCGAGATGCTCTCCAGAGCCGGAGCCAGTGTGTCCTGGTAGAGCATCTTGTGAAGCTCTTGGATGGAGGAGAAGCCCGCGCTGCCAGGAATGCCGAGCATCGCCGGTTGGATGAAATACGCGCTCGCAGTCTCGGAGCGCGTCAACTCCCGACCCTCGATGTACATCGCCTGCTGCGGAGTAACTCCGGCGGCCAGGTACGTCATGCCGTCTTCGAGAATGGGAGTGTTGGAATACGCGGCAGCGTCACCCCGGTATTGCGCATCCCAGTCTTCACGGAAACGGGTACGCGCTTTAGGGTCCCATCGCGGAGCTTCCACCGGGCGCTGGATGTAGCCGGAGAGGCGAGAGCCCGAAGCCCACATCTGCTTGCGGTACTTGCCGCCTTCTGCGTCTTCTTCGAGGATGCTACGGAGGGTCTCCAGCGGGCTGGTACCTTCGCGGAGGCTGTAGGCGGAATACCCGTGGAAGTATACCACGTCATCGTTCCCGACTTCGAACCATCCGGTTGTCCCCTGGATCCGGAAGCCGTCCGGCTTTGTCCAGTCTGTTCCCTTTGGCCGGAACATCCACGGCGGGATTCGCTGGAGTCCGCCGGTGACCTGGCCGGAGCCGTCCGGCTTTGTCACCTTGACCTTGAGCCATAGGGCAACGTCGAAGACGCACATGTCGGTGACCATGTCGTGGATCAGCCGGTAAGTTGTGACCTTGTATTCCTTCGGCAGAGGCCGGTTCAGAACCATCGCAAGAGGGTGGCTCACGAGCCGCTTGCGGTCTGTGTCGCTGGTCCTCTCGAAGACGTGAAGGCCAATCTGTGCTATGTTCCTGGCAAGGAAGCCAACGGCCGAACGAACGGCCTGCTGGTGCACATATAGAGCGGCATACTCCGACCACCGGTAGTTGAAGCTCGAAGTATTCCAAGCTTCACCACCGCCAGAATCCCGGCTGATCGAAGAGACCTTCGCCTGGGGCACTGTGAATGTGTTCGTCACAAGCTGATGCCCGCCGGACTGAACGACCGCCTTCCCGGACGACATCACAGGAAGTTCCAGCCTCTTCGAGGGCTTGATGTTTACCACTTTAGCCCCCGTTCACAAACTGGATGAACTCGATGTTGTCTTCGGGCATGGCCACTTCCCCGTCAACGTTTACGGGCTGGGCTCCGGGCTCGAAGAGAACCGTTTCCTTCAGCACGATGTACCCGCCACCCTGGTCCCACAGGATGCCTTTGTACGCATTGCCGTTCTTGGCGTTCACATAGACCTGGCGTCTTGCGAACTTTCGCCTGAACCACCAGGACTTCATGAGCACCAACTTTCAGGGGGATGGGGCAGCCCCGGCCACCACACGGGGTCAGCGTGTCCCAGTTGGGTGTGGAACGCGGGTGGCCGGGGCTGGCTTGTGGAAGGTCAGGCCTCCGGACCGGGCTCCACGCCCTCATCCGGGGTGACCTCTTCGGGCTCGCCGTACGACAGGCTGAACCGCTCCGCGTCACCGGCGACCACGTTGATCACGTCGTCCATGGTGACGGTCTTGCCGCCGAAGGTCGCCTCACCGTGGATCGCCGCAGCGCCCAGGTTGCCGGTGCCGGGCACGCTGGAGAAGGTGACGGAGCCGTCCGCGTTGGTGGTGACGGTCAGGAGGTCGGTCCGGTCAGTGATGTAGGTCGCGACGAAGTCAGCGGGAACGGGTACGGGGTTGTGCTCTTCGTCTTCGAACACCGGCGTGGCGGTGATCTTCTTGTCAGCCATCAGATCCATGATGCGGGTTGCCTTTCCGTAGGGGTACTTTTGGCGTGGGACCGGTCCTTGGACACGGTCCTGTGGGGTGGCCTTTCGCGGGACGCCCCAATGCCACTTGAGGCACGGGTCGGTCCGGCCTTTGATCTCGAATCCCAGGACAAGGTCAAGGTCTCCGAGTTCAATCCTTCTCAGGGTCATTCCACCTCCCGTTCTGGCCAGTGCCAGGTGCCGCCTGACTTAGCCGGTTCGTTCTGCGGGACGACCTTGTTGAAGAACAATCCTTCCGGATTGAACACACACAGATCGACTTCCCCCATTCTCCGGGTCTCGCCGATCTGAATTGTGGTGTAGTCCGCAGGATCTGGATCCTCATAGACGTGGGTGACAACAGCGGCCCTGCAGACGCTGGGGTACTCTCCGCCTGGAGTCCCATAGCTCACATAGTGAACCATTCGTCCAACTGAAGGTTTCATGCGGTTCTCTCCTTGTCGTACGCGCTCTTGCGCGCGTCACGTCCGCGCGTAGCCCACGCAGCGCACGCCATAGCGGCTGTCGGAACAGCGTCAATGCGCTTGCCGCTCCGGTCGCGCTCTGGTTTGTCCGGTCGAATCAGCTCCGGGTTGTACGGAGCCTTGCGAATCTCGACCATGTCGAAACAGAACTGGGCCACCGGGTTGCCGTGGTGCGCAAAGCGGCCCAGCCTGTTGAGCTTCATGACCTCATTCATCCCCGGTGTCATCCGGTCGTACGTGTTTCTGTACGCGGTCAACTCGCCATTGAGATGGTTGAGGCCGGTTTCCTCGCCAACCCTCTGGATGATTGGCCAGGTTGACCATTCGTCGCAGTCGGCACCGAGCAGGTTGAAGTCTGCTCCGTCCTTGCCAACGTCCTCGACAATTCGGTCATAGTCGACAACGTCGCCTTCGGTGACGGTGAGCCATCCGGACTTCGCCCATTGCGAGAACTTGCCGTCATTCTCCTTGTCGAGGAATGGCAGCACATCCTCCGGTAGCCAGAAGCGCCACATCACGTCAACGGGGTTGTAGTTCCCGTCTTCGTCCTGCTCATCCTCCGGCGGGAAGATCATGCACCAGGCCGACAAGTCAAACTTGGCAGAGAGGTCGAAGCCGCACCAGGCCTCACGTCCCAGCAACTCCGTCCGTCCCCAGTCTGGCCCAGCCCAAAGCGTTCCAGAATTCTCCGGACGCGCGTACAGATTCATAGGCATCCACCGGAACGTCGTGCTGCTCCGCTGATTGCCCTGGAACTGTTTGAAGGCAGCTTCCTTCTGCGGGTCCTGGAGCGCTTCGAGGTGCTGGCGGCGCATCGCTTCGAGGCCCTTGAAGTCTCCCAGCGCCGGATTCGGCCACCACCAGTTCCGCTCATCCATCGGATCTGTCGAGACCGGAAGGTCCGGCCGCCCTGGATACAGGGCGTGCAGCCTCTCTAGCCCCTCCTCCGAGTGTGGGATCTTGCGGACGAAGGCGAAGACGTGCGGGCTGCGGGTGGGGTCCTCCTGCACACGCTCCGCTTCGTCAATCAGGTCAGCGCCGAAGCTGTGCGGCTTGTCGGTCTCCGTCGTGGTCGCCAGCAGAAGCTCCTGCAGCCTTGTGCCCGCCGCAGTGGTCATGCTGTTCCAGATGCCGTCATCCGGCAATGCCAGAACTTCGTCCAGGTTGAACCCATGCGGGTTGTGGCCTAGCTCTCCAGCTGCGTCGGCTGTGATGATCTCGTAATAGCTGGCCGTCTTCTCGAACACGAGGCGACGCGCGTTCTTGTTGTGCTTCGTCGCCTTGTTCAACATCGGGCTCAGCTGGACCATCCGCAATGCGGGCTCGAAGACCTTGCCCGCCTGCTTTGTGTCCTTCGCGGCGCTGTAGACTTCTGCAAAGTCCTCATCGTCGCCCAAGAGGAGGTAGAGGAGGATGCCCGCTGCTATCTCGCTCTTGCCATTCTTTCGAGCAACAATGATGTATGCAATTCGAAACCTACGGGCATACATGCCAAAGTCCTCAGACCAATCCACCTCCCCAAAGAGAGGCCGGATGATCTCGTGCTCTTGCCAGTCCTTCAGAATGAATGGCTTGCGCCGATGTGGCCCCTTTGTGTGGACGAGCAGCTGCGAGAAGAACAGCACCACCTTATCGGCGCGTCCCTCGCAGTAGTGCGGGCCACGCTCTTCGCAGGTGTAGCCCCGGAAGGTGTAGCCACAAGCCGGGTACTTCTTCCCCCGGACAGGATCAGGCCGCCAGTTGTCGTACTGGTCGATGCTCGATAGGTCCGGGCGTGGGGCCTTCACCGCTCCCAGTCTGAGGGAGGGATCACAAACAGAATGCGATCCGGATCAGGCTGGCGATAGGGCGGCAGGGTTCCGCCGGATGGCGCATTGCCGACATGGAAGCGAATGGCCTCCACGTTGTACCGGATCAGCTTGACCGGCGAGTGACCTTGCCGCTTCATCGAGATCAGGAAGCATATCGAGGTCACCAAGCAGAACGCGCCAATTGACGCGAACAGAAGGAACAGGGCGGTCAGCCACCACATCACACACCTCCGGTTGCGCGGACTATGCGCGTGAGTCGGTCGCGGATAAGAATGGCAGCCTCCCATTGGAGATCAGCTCGTGGGCCATTGGTGTGGTCTCGCAATTCGACCACAATGGCCCGCAGAGCGCCGAACTCCATGTCGAGCCCCTTGGCCAGGGCTAGATGCTCGACATTTCCATTGTCGTATCCGACGCCATTGCGGTCGGTCAGCGCGTTGTCGATTGTGTTCATCAGAGCTGTGGCCTGGCCCTTAGCCTGCGGGTCCTCGATACGCAGAAGCTCCGCGCATTCCGTGAAGTCATCCCGCATTGCCAAGGCGTCGAATCCGTCCAGCAACGAGACGTACAACCCTGGTGGCACCAACTTCTTCACCGGCCCTATCCGCTCATCAGGTCGGAGTTGTCGGTGCCCTTGGGCTTCCGGCCTCCGTTGTCGACTTGGATGCGCGTCCGGTCAGCCGGAGTCAGGCCGAAGCGCGCCGCACCCGCGAAGATTGCGGTGCTGGCTTCTCGCCGGACCTTCCACCACGGGTTGACCGCAGTCCGATGGCCGGTGACCTTTCCCTGCCGGTCGATGATTGGCGAGTCGATGACTTCACCCTCTTCGTCCAGAGCCCTCTGGGCTTCGCGCGCGGTGACCGCAGCCTCGCAGAACTCCGCGTAGGCCAGATTGTCCCAGGCCTTGAGAACGCCGGTCCTGATCAAGTCGGCACTCATCGAGTACCAGACCTTGAGGGCTTCGTCGCTCATCCCTTCCGGGGGCACGACCTCTTCTTCAGAGGGCTGTGGCTCGTTGTAATTGACCTGGGATGGCCGGGTCTCACCATGGAGCAGCTTGAGCGCTGTCGGCTTGGCTGGGCCTCCACCCTTTCCTGGGACGGTCATTGTAACTCTCCGTAGAACTTGGTGTGGTGTGGGTCCGTAGCTCTAAGTAATGTTGATGCATGGATGCACCAGAGCGACTACTGTTGGTAGTCGGTTCTGCGCATAAGTCCTCT